GCAGTCACAACCCTTAGAACCACATTAGCAACTGCATTAGTAGATAATGCTAAGTGGCAAACATTTGCCTTTCCACCGGCAACTGTCTTGGCTAACTCTGTGATCGTGTCTCCAGATGATCCTTATTTGACACCTAGCAATAATCAGCACATCACAATCAGCCCGATGGCTAACTTTAAGATTATTATTACTGTGCCTTTGTTTGACAATGAAGGAAACCTTAACGGTATAGAAGATGCAGCCTGTGGCGTGTTTGCAAAGCTCGCTGCATCATCTTTGACCTATAATGTAAGCGCGATAAGCGCACCAAGTATTCTCAACGCTGCATCAGGCGATCTGCTCAGTTGTGAGATGTCCGTATCAATCCTTACGAGTTGGAGTTAACATGTCCGAGTGGGAAAAAGAGAACGAAGCCTTCCTGATCAAGATCGGGCAGGTAGCACCAGCAACACATAAGCCAGCACCTACTAAGAAAGACGAGGAATAATCTCATGGCTGTATTTCTAAATAACAAGGTCGGCGTGAAGATTAACACTGTTGATCTTTCTGACCTAGTAACAGCAGTAACAATTAACCGCACATTTGATGAACTAGAAGTCACAGCAATGGGTGACTCATCTCACAAGTTCGTTAAGGGCTTGGAAGCATCAACAGTCACTATCGACTTTCTTAATGACCTAGCAGTAGACAAGACTCTTAGAACATTGCAAGCTGCATGGGGTACAACTGTTACTTGCGTATTTATACAGGACAAGGGGACAGCAGTAAGCACAGATAACCGTCTCTACACAGTGTCATTGCTAGTAAACAACACAACAGACATCAATGGTGCTGTTGCCGATATGTCTACACAGTCAATCACATTTACTGCTAACTCAGCAGTTGCAATAGCAACAACAGGCACATTCTAAACAACTAACAAAGGGGCAAACTATGGCAAGACTAAAGATCGTTCGTACAGATGGAAGCGTACTAGAAGGCGAGATCACTCCAGCAGTGGAGTACTCGTTCGAGCAGTACGCTAAAAAGGGTTTTCATAAGGCTTTCCGCGATGAGGAAAAGCAAAGCGATGTTTATTGGTTGGCATGGGAAGTCACTCGTAGGTCTGGTGAGACTGTAAAGCCATTCGGAATTGAGTTTATTGAGACATTGAAATCTGTCAGTGTCGAGGACTCTGACCCTTTAGCTTAAAGCGCGATCTCCCGTTCACCTACCTTATTGCTAGGCTAAGCATAAGGCTAGGGATCGCGCCACAACATTTATTAGAGTTAGACAGAGTAATGCTAAACGCATTACTACAAGGCTTACAGGATGAAGCGAAGGAGATCAGAGATGCCAACAACATTAAAAGGCGGCGTTGAACTTCGCAAGGCTCTTAAGCAATTTGCTCCAGATTTGGCTAAAGAAACACAGAAAGAAATTGCTGGAATCTTGAAGCCAATTACTACTAAAGCCAAAGGATTTATTCCTTCAAGCGCTCCGTTATCAGGTTGGGGAAAGCCTAGTAGTGGAACATGGGCAAATAGACAATGGTCAACCTCAGAAGCTAAGGCCGGCATCGGTTACAAGACAACACCATCTAAGCCAAACTCTAGAGGCTTCCGCGCTCTGGCTCGAATTGTAAATGCAAGTTTCTCAGGCTCTATTTATGAAATTGGTGGAAAGAATAATCCACAGGGTAGGCCACAAGCTCCGGCGTATGAAGTAAGACTACGCGGTCATGCTAATTATGGAAAGACTATTAGATCAGGAAATAAAGATCAATCTAATAGCAATAACCCTAATGCGGGTAAACAATTTGTAGATGCATTAAATAGCACTGGAAAGATAGTTGATGCTTATCAGCGTGGTCAAGGGCAAGCGGGTAGGGCATCGCGCAAGATGCGAGGTCGCGTAATCTTTAGAGCATGGGCAGAAGATGGTGGCAAAGCCAACACTGCTGTTCTTAAGGCTATTCAAACATCTGCAACAAAACTCAATGACCGTGTAAAGGTAAGAGGTTAATCATGGCAAATGTAGTCATTGAAGTCGCAACCGAGTTCACGGGTAAAAAGGCCTTCAAAGAGGCAGACACCGCTACTCAGAAACTTACTAGAAATGTTAAGAAATTAGCAGGTGCAGTAGGAATCGCTTACGGCGCATCAGCTATTGTTGCTTATAGCAAGAGATCAGTTAAAGCCTTTGCAGATGATGAAGCTGCGGCTTTAAGACTTAATCGTGCAGTAGAGAATTTAGGCATTGGCTTTGCTAATCCTGCTATTGCTGATTACATTGGTAATCTTGAAAAGTCTGCTGCTATTGCCGATGACATTTTAAGGCCAGCCTTTCAGGGATTATTAACCACTACTGGATCATTAACTCAATCTCAGAAGTTGCTTAATGATGCCATTACAATCAGCCGAGCCTCTGGTGTGGATCTTGCCACAGTTACACAGGATCTTGGCAAAGGGTATGTTGGCATTACTCGCGGCTTGGCTAAATACAACACAGGTCTTACTAGAGCAGAATTAAACACTAAGTCATTTAACGAAATCTTAGGAATTATCCTTGCCAGATCCGCTGGAGCAGCAGAGGATTATCTAACTACTACTTCTTACAAAATGGAAGTATTGACCGTAGCCACAGGCAATGCATCAGAAATTCTTGGTGAAGGTTTAGTTAATGCCTTTGCTCGTATTGGTGGTGGCACAGAAGCCAGCGATGCAGCAACAGCTATAACTACCATTGCTAAAGCGCTTGCTTCAGTTACGGTAGCCACAGGAACTGTTATTGGTGGATTTACGAATGTATTAAAAACATTAAAGAATTTACCTAAAGACATCTTTAGTGGTTTTGCTGGCGCTCAAGCAGGAATTAACTTAACACAACCTGCTAAGGAAACCTCTAAATTAACTCTTAGTGAAAAAAAGCAACAAGAAGCTTTAACAAAACTAGAGTCTAATGCAGTCAAAAGAAATAAAGAATTGCTTGCATTAAAGAAAAAGCAAGTTACTACTCAAAAGCAAATGACTGCTGATAAGAAGAAGCAAGAAGCCCTAGATAAAGCTGCATTACTCCTTTCTCAAGGCCAGAAGTTATTTGATGAAGAAGCAATCCAATTAGCTGCCGCCGCTCAAGGCAAACTTACAGAAGAAGAAAGAGTAAGGGTTGGCTTAAAGCAAAACATCTATGATCTTGAAGAAGCAATCAATCAAGGCAACCTTGATGCCGCTGCTAGAATCTCACAATCGTTAGTCAATAATGCCCAGCAACTAAGCAACCTTCGGGATAAAGCTGGCATGTTTGACTCTATAAGTAACCCATTTAATGCGTGGCTACAAACATTAAAAGAGCTTGCTTTAGAGTTTGCTAAATTAGCCAAGATTGAAATACCTAAATTTAATCCTATTGCTGGTGGAATCACAGCTGAGCCTTTGTATAAGTACAATTCACTCAGTCAACAATTAGTGCCCGGCACAACTGACAGATCGCCTATGGGCTATGGCGGTGGCCAGTTTGACATGAACCTAATCCCTACAACTCCGCTTTATGGCTACAATTCACTTAGCCAACAGGCAGTGCCAAATGGTGACACTATTGTTAACATCTCTGTTCAAGGTTCAGTTACAACAGAGCGCGATCTAGTCGCAGCCATTACTCAGGGGCTTTACTCACAACAGGCTTCAGGTACTCCAGTTAATTACAGTACGGTGTACTAATGGCATTACCAGCAACCCCTATTGTAAAGATAAACCTTACAGGCGGAGCATCCTTTGCCACGCCATTTATCTTAGATACTTCACAGCTTGATTTTGGAGTATTGGGCGAGGCTGGCCAAATTATTGTCGATGTATCTAATCAAGTTTCTAAGATTGATACTCGTAAAGAACGCAACCTATTTCAAGACAAGTATCTTGCAGGTACAGCCACAGTCCGCATCCTTGATCAAAATGGTGACTGGAATCCACAAAACACTGCAAGCCCTTACTATCCAAATCTTGTGCCATTGCGCTCAATTATTATTGAGGCAGATTACTCAAGCACTGTTTATCCAATCTTTAAAGGTTACATTCAGGAATACCTTTACACATACCCTAAAGATCAAGAAATCGGCTATGTTGATCTAATCTGTACAGATGCATTTAGATTGATCTTTAACTCTAATGTGACGACCGTCACAGGTTCAGCAGCAGGGCAAGGCACTGGCACACGCATAGATAAGATCCTTGACACTATTGGTTGGCCGACAAGTGCTAGATCAATTATGACTGGCAACACTTTATGTCAGGCAGATCCAGCAACTACCCGCACAGCTTTAGCAGCGATTGAGACTGCAACCTTTACAGAGCAGGGAGCCTTTTACTTTGATAAGGCTGGCAACGCAGTATTTAAGGATCGTGACTTTGTTTATACCTCAGGCGCGGAAACCGCTACAGTGTTTTCTAACGCCACTGGATCTACAGCCATTCCTTATGCTGGCATTACTTTTGCACTGGACGATAAGACTATTGTAAATTCAGCCACTGTCACTAGAACAGGTGGTTCGCCACAAACTGCCTCTAATCAAGATTCAATCGACAAATTCTTTCTCCACAGCATCACAGCCAATGACATGCTTATGCAGACAGATGCCGAGGCTCTGGATCTTGCCTCTAATTTTGTGGCCTCTCGTAAGGACACAACCCTTAGAATTGAATCAATTACCCTTGACCTAGTAACTCTAGGCTATGGGGCAGGGGTTACAGCTGCACTGGACTTGGATTATTTTGATCCTATGCAGATCACAAATGTAAATGTGGCAGGTACTACCATTGTCAAGACTCTCCAATGTCAAGGCATAGCCCACAGCATTACGCCTAACACATGGCGCACAACCCTCACGACTCAAGAAAATGTCTTGGATGGTTTTGTCCTTGACTCAACATTATACGGTATCCTTGATACATCCGTATTAGCATATTAGGAGAAGAAATGCCAGCAGGATTTCCAGTTAAAGCAGACTATGCGAGCGGTGATGTCCTTACTGCTGCGCAAATGAATGACCTTTCAGCAACCCTCAATTATCTTGACCCTACTGCAAAAGGTGATCTATTCCCTGCAAGTAGTGGCACAGCCTTAACTCGTCTCGCTGTTGGCTCAGACGGAACAGTACTCACAGCTGATGCAAGCACTGCCACAGGATTAAAATGGGCAGCAGCAGCAGGTGGTGGAAAGGTTTTGCAAGTTATTTATGGTTCAACAGGAACTCAAGTATCAAACAGCACAAGCACTTACGCTGATACTGGCTTGACTGCAACAATCACTCCAAGTTCATCTAGTTCTAAGGTTTTGATATTCGTTAGTCAAAATGGTGTTTCTAGTACTGTAAATGGAAACGGTGCTCAAATAAGATTACTAAGAGGAGCAACACAGATTCTTCATTTTTCTGGTGCATTGGGAACATTGGGCGGTTCAACAGAAAGACGAGATGTTGCTTCATCATGTGCTTATCTTGATTCACCTGCAACAACTTCAGCAACAACATACAAAACTCAATTTGCATCTCGCACAAACAGTGCAACTGTTCAAGTGCAAGTTACAGGCAACGATGATTTTTCAACAATGATTCTTATGGAGATAGGTGCTTAACATGGCAAACGGTACAGAAGTTTTAGAAATGTTATGTCCAGCAGGCGGTTGGATTATTACCGAAAGTGATTTTGATTCCATTATTTGGGTTGATGAACGACCACGATGCACAGAAGCAGAGTTCAAAGCTGGTTTTGCTAAAGTAGATGCTTGGAAAGCCGAGCAAGCTAATTCAAAGGCAACAGCTCGTAAAGTTATTTTGGATCGTCTTGGCTTAACAGCAGATGAAGCAGCAATTCTTCTAGGGTAATGAATCCAAGACTAAGCAAAGCGGCGGTTCAACTTCGTGAGCAGTTCGATGATGCCTACCCAGATCGTGACCGCACATCGGATGGTTGGATCGGTGATACCAGACATGGTGCTCGTAAGTCTGATCATAATCCAGATGTCAAAGGCTGGGTACGCGCCATCGATGTCGATCGTGACTTATCCGGAAAAGCCAAGCCCGACCTCATGCCCGACCTTGTTGATCAAATTCGTCTTGCCTGTAAAAAAGGATCCGAGAAGCGTGTCGCTTACATTATTTTTAACGGGTCAATCTGCTCCCCTATTCTTAGGTGGAAGTGGCGCAAGTACACAGGGGCTAACAAACATGTTCACCATGTGCATTTCAGCTTTAAGAAAGAAGCTGACTTACGCGGTGAATTTTATCAAATACCTATGTTAGGCGGAGAACAATGAAAATCAAGAATCCACTATTTCTAGCAGCAGGAGCATTTCTAGCAGCTTGGTCAGCAACTAACTTTGATGTTGATTACCGAGCAATCCTCTGGTCAGTACTATCCGGCGTGTTTGGTTATGCCACACCTAAACGATAATGACTGCGCAGGACATGGCGGCTCTTGCTGTTGCTGCTACGACCGTTATTGGTTCATTTATTGGCTCGGTGCGGTGGCTAGTAAAGCACTACCTAAACGAACTCAAACCTAACTCTGGCTCATCGATGCGTGACGAACTTTCAGAGCTTCGAGGGCGTGTCGAAACCATCCTTCGCATACTAGAGAAGTGACAATTATCTCATGGCAAGAAAAAAGGTTATAGACCTAGACACTTATACAGCTCTTGATGCTTGGGCAATTTCCCTGCAAGAGATGTATCGAGCATTGCGTAGAGCAGGCATGGATGTTGATTTAGCATTAGCAATTATCATCGAGCCTACAGCTTACCCTGCGTGGATCTTGCCATCTCCAGTCGATCCAGAAAGGTTCGGCGATTATGAAGATGAGGATGACGATTAAGCGAATAGTTATTTTGTCTGATCTTCAAGTACCGTTTGAAGATGTACATGTAACACGCAACATAGCCAAGTTTTTACAAACCTTTAAGCCAGATCAAACAGTAACGATCGGCGATGAAATAGATTTCCAGACAATAAGCAAGTGGTCAGATGGCACACCTTTAGCCTACGAGCAGACACTAGGCGATGATCGTGATCGCTGTGTTGAGTTGCTCTGGGAACTAGGGGTAACTGATTGCATAAGATCAAATCATACGGATCGAATTTACAACATTATTATGAAGAAGATTCC